GAGATAAAAACAAATCCATCGGCATTACATAACACATCTCATAAGAAAAAAATGAGAAAGATGATGTTGGAAGGTACAAGACCTGCGGAATGTTCGTACTGTTGGAAAGTGGAAGATATTGGTAGAAACAATATCTCTGACAGAGTTTATAGAAGTATGGAATATAAACACGAAGATATCGATGTATTAAAAGATACTCCGTGGGATGCGAATGTTAATTTACGTACAGTTGAATTATCATTTGATAGAAGTTGTAATTTTGCCTGTTCGTATTGTAACCCAAGTTATTCGACAACATGGGGTAGAGATATTGATAAACACGGACCATACCAAAAGTTTAAAACACTTACCGCAGGTGCGTACCAACAGAATGGTTCTTGGGCGGATCCCGAAACAAAATTCATTGGTGAGAATCCATATGTGGAGGCATTTTTAAAATGGTGGCCTGACTTGTCTAAAGATTTACAAACATTGAGAATTACAGGTGGTGAACCATCAACAAGTCATAACTTTTGGAGATTCTTAGACCAAATTAAAGGTCAAACATATCCTAAATTAAATTTATCAATTAACTCTAACTTAGGTGTTAAAGATGAATTGATTAACAAGTTAATTGAAACAACAAATACATTAGATATTGAATCATTTGACATCTATACAAGTAATGAATCATTTGGTGCACATGCTGAATATTTGAGAGATGGTTTAATTTATGAAAAGTGGAGAGCGAATGTTGTAAGAATGATTGAAGAGGCGAATATTAGACAAATCGTTATCATGATGACTGTGACAGGTTTATCCTTAATGTCAATAACAGAATTCATGGACGATATGTTAGAATTAAAGAAAAAATACGGTCCTAATAAACCAACAATGGACCTTAACTTCTTAAGATGGCCAGGATTTATGTCACCATTGAATTTACCTGACCACATCAAAATGGAAGCTAAAGATAAGATTCAAGTTTGGTTAGATAAGAATAGAGATTCTGGTTTATTATTGGAACATGAGATTACACAAACACAAAGAGTAATCGATTATATTGATGTTGTGGACCAAGGACACGCGAGAGCGGAGTTTGATAAAGATAAACACTTCCACGATTTTAAGAGTTTCTACGAACAATACGATAAGAGAAGAGGTAAGAACTTTAGAGAGACATTCCCTATGTTAGTGGAATGGTACGATTCAATTCAAGTAGATGAATACATTCCTGATGTTAAATTATCGGGTGGTGGTATGGAAGGTTGGGAAACTGGTGAATACAAACCGGATATTATGAAACGTAACTTAGCAAGACAAAATAATTCACAAAGTCAAAACGATTTAAATGGATAAGAATTTTAATGAAGAAACCTTTTGTGTGGCACCATGGGTGTCCACACATTTAAGTACATTTGGTAACATAATCCCTTGTTGTTTATATAAACAAGAAGATGACCAAGTATTTGGTCAATTAAAACAAGGAATACCAATTAAAGAAGCTTACAATTCTGAAGTTGCCAAGAGTGTTAGAAAAGCATTATGGAATGGAGAGAAGATTGATGCTTGTCAGATTTGTTGGTATAGAGAAGAAGTATCGAAGGGTAAAAGTATCACCGATAGTTATCGATACAATTTGAATAATCATTTCATGAAATATATTGACGACATTGTTGCAAATACAAATGATGATTTTTCATTAAAAGAAGTTAATTTTAAAATGATTGACTTACGTTTTGATAATAAATGTAATTTAAAATGTCGTATCTGTAATCCAAGTTATTCTTCATCTTTGTATAAGGAATATAAAGAGTTAGGATTCACTAACTTCAAAGATTTAGGTCAACCATATAGTCAATCTATCGATAGCGATGACTATGAATTCATATTAAGTCAATTACATAATGTGGACGTATTATTCTTTGCGGGAGGTGAACCACTTACACAAGACAAACACTATGAAATTTTACAATACTGTATTGATAAAGGATATGCTAAAAACATTTCAATATGGATTACAACGAATCTAACCAAAATTCAATACAAAAACTATAATCTTGTTGAGATGTGGAAACACTTTAAGAGAATTGAGGTGACAGCAAGTATTGATGGATACGGACAAAGAGGAGAGTACTTAAGAAACGGTTCAAAATGGACACAAGTTGTACAAAATAGAATTGATATCTTAAGAGAATTACCCGATATCTATTTTGCAATTGTACCAACAATTAACATAATGAATAGTTACACAATCATTGACTTATATAAAGAATTTGTGACTGCTGGTTATATTAAAACAGGACATATGCATGTTAATTTATTAACACATCCAGCACACATGCAGATTCGTAATTTACCTGAAAATCATAAGGTTATTTTAAGGGAAAAATATGCAAAAATTATGGATTGGATTAGAGAAACTTATCCATACGATAATGAGGCACAAAAAGATATTGAACAATTTGAATTTATACTTGGTTTGATGAACCAAGACCGTTCAGAAGAAGAATTCCAACACTTTCTTAAAATGACAGATGTGGTTGACACATATAGAGGTGATGATTTCTTCGGAGTGTTCACAGAGTTCCAAGATTTCAATCCAAACCAAGAAGTTAAACCTGTTACAAATTTAATATAGTGAACATAAATCCTGAAACATTTTGTTATCTGCCGTTCGGTTCAATATATGTGTTTCCTGATGGGACATTACATCCATGTTGTGTTGCGTATCCATTTAAAGAAAATATAAACTTTAAGGATTTCGACACGGTAGATGAGGTAATCAATAGTGAACCTTATAAAAGGATTAGGAAGGAGATGTTGGACGGAATTAAACCAACAGAATGTGCGGAATGTTTCATATATAAAAATGTTCATCGTAATAATATAAATCAGGAGTTCCACCAAGAAATACAAGACCCTAATTTAGTAAATGACGATTATACTGTAAACAAAATTGTTTATACTGATTTAAGACTTTCAAATCATTGTAATTTTAGATGTAGAATGTGTTATCACGGTTCATCATCTAGTTGGTATGACTATTGGGGTTATATCTTGGACAAACCTGAATATCAAAATGAGAATCCAAGAATTATAACTGCAGGTGAGAATGGTATCGGTAAATTTTCAGATGAGAATATTGATACAATTCGTAAAATATATTTGGCAGGAGGTGAACCATTTATAACCCCCTCTACTTTTGAGTTATTAGATAAGTTTACCGAAGAACAGGCAAGTAGAGTTACAGTTTTAATCAATACCAATTTATCAACCTTAACCTATAAGGGAATAAACATATTGGATAAATTAAAGAAATTTAAATTTATCAATATATCATGTTCTTGTGATGGTTACGGTAAGATTGGTGAATACCAAAGACCTGGGTTTAATTCAGATAGATTTTTTAAAAATTTACAGACATTAGTTGATTTTAAAAACCACCACCCCAATTTTATTATTCAGATAGATTATACAATATCAACAATCAATATGTACCATTCATTTGAGTTTATTGATTATGTTGGTAGTAGATACCTACACCCAAATAATATAAGATTCCACACAGTAACCCAACCCTTTTATTTTGCACCAGGTGCATTAAGTGAGGAAACTAAAAAGGGATTGGTCGAATTTTATCAGAAAGGATTGAGTGAATTAAAATATGATAATATCCATTTGTTGACAAGATTATTGAATGATTTTATTAACTATCTAAAGGTAACAAACGACGAGGATGTGTACAATCATTTAATGTCCAAGAAACAATACATGAACATTTCATTGGAGGAAACATTAAGAAGATTTGACGAAATAAATAACACTAATTACAAGGATGTTTGTCCATGGTTGGAGGAGAGTTTTAAATGATTTTTAGGATAATTATTACTAATGGGATATATCATTGGAATTTCAGCTTATTATCACGATTCTTCGGTTTGTCTTTTTAGAAATGGACAACTTATATTTGCTTGTGAAGAGGAAAAATTCACAGGAATAAAACATGATAGTTCTTTCCCCGTTAAGACATTAGAATACATCTTTAAAAAATACAAATTATCCAAAAAGGATATTGAGATGATATGTTATTACGAAGACCCAAAACTTAAAATGAAAAGGGTTATCGATAACATAAAACCACAATTATTTAAAAACCCATTATATTCAATCAAATCTTATTTTAAGATTCGTAAAAATATGATGGATTTGAATAAAAAGCTATCCCTTTATGGTGATAAAGTCTTTTATTCAGAACACCATTTATCCCACCAATATTATTCATTTTATACGTCCAATTTTGAAAATTCAATAATATTATCAATAGATGGTGTGGGTGAATATGATACATTATCTATGGGATTAGGGGACAATAATGGAATCAATTACATATCAATGGCGGAATACCCACATTCAATAGGGTTATATTATTCTGCAATGACATCTTTTTTAGGATTTAAACCAAATGAGGGTGAATATAAAGTTATGGGGTTAGCACCATACGGTAATCCAAATGTTTATATCGATAAAGTAAGAGAATTGATAACTTTTAAAAATAGTAAGTTAAGATGTAACATGAATGTGTTCACTTGGGACACATCACACGATGAAATGTTTAATTACAAATTATCTGAACTATTAGATGTTGAACCAAGATTACCCGATGAATCAATCGAACCATTTCATATGGATTTAGCAGCTGCAATACAAAAGAGATATGAGGAAATCGTATTTGAGGTTATTAAATCAATTGGAATTATTAACGACAATCGTAATCTTTGTTTAGGTGGTGGTTGTGCATATAATGGTAGTTTAAACGGTAAGATTGTTAAGAATTCTCATTTTAATAATCTATGGATACCACCGGCACCATCAGATGCGGGTTCTGCGGTTGGAGCGTGTTTACATTATTTAGTGAAAAATAAACAACTGAAAGATAGAGTTAATAAAAACCCATTTATGGGTCCTGAATTTTACTATAACGACATTACAAATGCAATTAAAAATAAGAAATATCTTAAATTTAAAACCGAAGATGCCTTATTCAGAAATGTTGCTAAATTATTGAAAGAAGGTAAGGTTGTTGGAGTATATCATGGTCATATTGAATTTGGTGCAAGGGCATTAGGTAATAGAAGCATATTAGCCGACCCAACCAAACCCGATATGAAAGATAAAATTAACAAAGTGATTAAAAAGAGAGAAAGTTTTAGACCATTCGGTCCAATGGTAACTAAAGATTCCCAACACATATTTTTTAATGTGACAGATGATGTACCTTACATGAATCAAGTGGTTCAAATTAAATCCGAATATAAGGATAAATTACCAGCAGTGACACATATTGATGGGAGTGCTAGAATACAGACTGTATATAAGAATACTTTCGTACACTCATTACTTAAAGAGTTTGAAAGACAAACTGGATACCCAATTTTGTTAAATACATCCATGAATGTTAAGGATAAAACTATGGTCTTAACCCCTAAAGATGCTGTGGATATGTTTTTTGACACAGAAATGGATTTCTTACTAATCGGCAATTACTTACTATACAAATAGATATGAAAAAACTAATACAATGGTTTCTTAATTTAATTGAGGAAAGAAAAAGAAAGAAACGTTTTAAGAAGAAATTAGAGGAATTAAAGAAAAGAGACCCATTTATTTATAACCATTAAAATTTGATTTTTCCAAACTTTTTTATTATATTATAATATGATAATATGGTTAACAGGTCAACCTGGTGCTGGAAAAACAACATTAGCCGATTGGTTAAAGGCACACTTTTACAATAATGCAATCATTATTGACGGTGATGATATTAGAGATGTTTATCAGAATAAAGATTATTCTGAAGAAGGTAGACGACGTAATATTGAAAAGGCACAAGACTTGGCGTTATTCTTACATCATAAAAAATTAACAGCCATAGTTTCATTAGTGTCCCCTTATCGAGACCAAAGAGAATCGTTTAAACAGAAAATGGGTAAGGACATTAAAGAAGTTTATGTTCACACAACTGATATTAGAGGTAAGGAAAATTTCCACGTTCAAAATTATGAACCACCGTTGGAGAATTTCATAGATATCGATACAACAAACGAAGACCAATATACATCATTTCAAAAAATTAAAAATCAATTATATGAGTAAAAAATATGCACTATTCATCGGTAGATGGCAAACTTGGCATGAGGGACATGAGTGGTTAATTAACCAACAATTTGAAAAAGGTAAAAACGTATGGGTTGCAATTAGAGACGTTGATGTGGATGAAAATAACCCAAAAACAGCACAGGAAGTGTTTGAAGACCTTAAACATAGGTTACTAAAATATGTTGAGACTGGTCGGTTAATGATTTCGGTGATTCCCGATATCGAATCTGTGAATTATGGTAGAGGAGTGGGGTACGAGGTTATTTATCACGAACCTCCTACAGAGATAGGTGAAATAAGTGGTACAAACATTAGAAATGGTTCATTATAAAAGACATATCCTAAAGAGTATTAGTTACAGAATATTGGGTACTATCACCACAATTTTGTTGGCTTTATTTGCGGGATTACCCATAAAATGGGCAGGAATGGTGGGTTTAGGGGAGTTAATAATTAAACCTTTAATCTATTTTCTACATGAAAGAATATGGTATAAATGGATAAGATATGGGGTCAAAAAAGACTAAGAATTGACTATTCGTCAGGATTTCGTATACTTATAATGTTAAACTTAAATGGGATAATAAGTATTTATAGTTAGTAAAATATTTTATATATGAAAGGAACTTTTTTTTCGGCGGATTTCGTAACAGACAAGGACGACAATCTACGTCTAATTGAAATTAACACCGATACGGGTATATTGGAATCACAAAAGTGGGTTTTTGATTGGACCGACTTTATTAGTGTGTTAAGTGCAAATAATATTACTGAAGTTGAAGTGGTATACAAATATGATATCCAAAAAGATATCATTTCAAGTTTATCTGAGGCGTTAACAAATAATGCACCATTCATTACTTCGTTTACTGAACATATTGTTGCTGCGGACTCAATATTCCCAACTTCACCTACAGATTCACCAAGTAAATTCATTATTAGATTCGCATATGATGAATCCGCAATTTTGGATTCTGAATATGCAAAGGGAACCTTAAATTTATTAAAACTATTTGCAGATGAAAACGATACTGGTTCAATAACCAATTTCTATCATTCATCTTCATATTACGGATATTATAATACATTAGACCAAAATCAATTTAACGGGTCTAATTTACCTGATATTGTGACTAAAACAGTATTGGAGGCTCACCAACCACATAAATTCTATAAGATTGGTAATTCTGATTCTGGTTCGTTAGTTAGATATGAAAGTTTCATCGATAGAATTGCAACCTCAGATAATATTTTACAACAATACCATATCCCACAATCACAAATTACTAAAGGAACTGTTAGTTCAATTCGTAGTTTCCAAATTGTATATGGTTCTAATTTAGATGTATGTTATGTTGCACAATATGAAATTGATTCAGTTTTAGATTTACCAACATCAATCACATATGATGACAGTAGAATTGACAATCAAATTGAGAGTAAACACTACTACGAATATGCAACAAATACAATTAAAAATACGAATCACGGACTTTTAGAAAATGAAACAATTTTAGATGTCAATGGAAACGAAGTAGAAGTAAAAGATGTTGTTTTAGGAAATACATATAAATCATATTATGTGGAAGGTTCACCTAATACGGATGATTATGACGTTTTAAGACAATGGTACGTAACAGGTTCAACATTACCTGAAGGTTCCTATCTTACATCTTCAGTATTAGTTGGTAAGTTTGAAGCAACTACCTTCGCTAATGATATGACTGAAATCGTTTTCCAAGATGGTTCAGACATTGTAATCGGGGGTGAAGCTAGAATGTTAGTATATAATCAATTAGAAGATAAAATCCAATATGTTAGAGTATCGGAATTAGACACTAACTATTCAGTTATTGGACAAAACGGATTAAATCCAATTAGTCAAATAAACTTGAATATTTACGATGAAGAACAACCAATATACAATATGAACATGGAAGAAGTCGATAACTTCATTTTAAGTAATGGTAATTTATTGACATTCTACATTACTCACAACTTAGGTATTTCAGGTAGTTGTTTTAAGGCTGGTACTAAAGTTAGAATGGCGGATGGTACTGAAAAAAATATCGAAGATGTACAAATTGGTGACCAAGTAATGTCATATAATGAAACAACAAATGAGATTGAACCTAAAGAAGTTATCGATACTAAACAACCGATTCACAATGATTTAGTGAAGTATACATTTGATAAAGTTCTTGTTAAAGCTACAGAACCGAGAGAGGAGGATGTCTTATTAACATTGACATGTACTCAAGACCACCCAATCTATGTGAATGGATTAAATTTAGCATCTTATAACCCAGCTTTAACAATTCAAAGATATAATTTAGGAAGACCAATAAACGCGTTAGAAAGTGATGATGTGGCAAATCTTTATGATGGAACCACAACAGTTTTAAATGGTTTACAGAAATTACCTGAAGTAGATACACAAACATACATTATAACTGTGGCGGATAATCATAACTTTTATGCAAATAACATATTAGTACATAACAAATAACACATTATGGCATCGAAAACAATTTACAAACAGATTACTTTAGTTCAATCACAAACAAGAACACTTACTTTGTTGACTGATACTACAAAAAAACAAAAGGTGAATACCGTTGTAAGTAATTTTATTCAATATTTGAAGAACGCACACTCTTAATAGAATGTTATGAAAAATATTTGGGTGTTCGGTGATAGTTTCACCGACAAACGTATCCTTTCCAATAATAATAGTTACACAGATTGGAAAGGATACATACCAAAAACCTACCATGAAATATTGGGTGAAGAATTAAATTTACCCGTTAAGAATTTCGCTGAAAGTTATGGTATGGATAATTACACGATATTTCAAACATTGTGTAATAATATAAACGAAATCAATCAAGATATTGTTGTTATCAATTGGAGTGAACCTGTTAGGTTTAGATTAGTTGACACTGCAACACAGAAATGGAGAACTGCATTACCAGTAAGAAGCTCAAGAGTTGCTAAAGGATTACCATATGTAAATGGAGTAAAAGATGAAACTATTTTAGACGTATTTTCAAATAGAGAAAATCAATTATGGTTAACAGAAATTGATAGTTGGATTAAACTAATCAATCGTGCTTTAGTTGACTCGACTGTCATTCATTGGACTTGGTATAACAACACGCAATACCAATCCATAACTGAAGAAACAGATGGGGAAGTGGTTGATTTTCATTACTCTGAAAAGGGTCATTTAGATTTGGCGAATTGGATATTAGAACAAATAAAAATAGGTACAAATAAAAGTCCCTACACTCAAAATTCAATACTATGATAAATTATGAAGGTGTTGTTTTCACCAAAGAGGATTGTGAAGATATTAAAAATAATGTCGGTGATTGGATGGACGCTAAACTCTTAGTTAAAAGGGGTTTAGGTGAGGTGGAAGATATTGTCGTTCAAAATAAAAGATACAATAAGGCGTCCTATTTTAAATTAAAAAATAATTCCCCATATTATCATAAACTAAATGAAGCAATTAAGAGTTTTGGTTATGAGTTAATTGCTGAAGAATTAGATGCGGGGGTATTGAAATATGAAAAAGGTAACTTTATTTTCCTACATAATGATTTACCAATAGAAGGTGAGAAAAGATTCTTTTGTATTGTTACTCAGTTAAGTGAAAACGATGACTATGTTGGTGGAGATTTTCGTTATTTAATAGACAATCAACCAAATGTAATGAATAGAACAATTGGTAATGCAATTATGTTTAAACCGGAGGTTTTACACGAGGTTACGATAGTTGAAAATGGAACTAGATTCTCATTAGTAATTTGGATTAACTACGAACAGGTAAAATCCCTGTCAAAACCATCTTTAATATAATGCCTAACTTATTTGTGTATGGATGTAGTAATAGTGAATCATTTGATACTAAGGTCACATGGGCTATAAAGTATGTTAAATGGAAAGGATACGTACCAAAATGCTATGGTCAACTAATAAGTGAAGAATTAAACATAAACTTAATAAATTATTCAAAATCTGGAACAAATAATAACAGTATTTTTCAAAAAATATGTGAGACTATTAAAAATATAAAAGAGGATGATATTGTTATTGTTCAATGGACTGATAATAGTAGATTTAGATTGGTTAATAATTTAAACGAATGGACGGATTTCCATCCAAATAGTGTAAGTACCATTAAAAATTTTGAGAATGTTTCAAAAGAAACAATAACAGAGTTAATGGTTAATAGAATGAACACAAAATATCATGAAGAGTTAAAAAGTTGGGAACTAATAATAAAACAATCACTTAATAAAACTAAAATTATATTTTGGTCTCCATTTAAAGAATTCAATAGTTACCACTTATTAGAAAGAATTGAAACCGAAACGAATAATGAAATTAACGATAATCATTTAAGTGAAAATGGTCACAAAGAAATTTATAAAATATTATTAGAAAATTTAAATAAACACAATTTAATATGAGTGTAGGTGTTTGTTCAATTGCATTTGGAAAAGAACATATAGACGAATGTAAAAAATTGATTGAGAAAATCAATTCAGATTTTTATGTTTTAACCGATGATGATATTTTTAAAATCAATAATATAATTTTAGATAAAACTGAGTTTAATTTCAATAAAAAAAGAATACCAATACTTGAGGCATTTAAAAAACATGATACAGTTATATGTTTTGACACCGATATAGATTTAAAAACAAATATTGACCACAATCTATTTGAAAATATTGATGATGGGTTATATGTGAAATGGTTTGGAAGTTTACAATTTATTAGAGGAAATAAAATTTCCATAAATCAAATATTAAAAAGTACCACACCATTTGATGATTTAAATCAATATGGTATTGCGTTAACTGAATGTGGAGCTAATGAATCCAATATTGGTTTCTTTGATGAATATGTTTTCGTGTTAAAAATACGAGATGAAAATAAAAGAAAAGAATTCATAACTAATTGGGAATCAATAAATAATAGAACAATAGACAGACAACCAAAAGACAGACACGGTAAAAATCTTAATGGTGCAGTTGAAAGTCTTATTATATCCTTGGCTTGTAATTTAACGGGAATTTCATTATATTTTACTGAGTTACAACCGTTTTTTAATGCAATTGTACATTATGATTCGGTTAAACCACCATCAAAGACGATTCTATGAAATTAGTATGGACATACAATATATTGGCTAAGGTTGGGAACAAAACCGAAGAACGAAAAAGGATATTGATAAATTATTACATTTTATCGATTCAATCGGCAAAACGATTTGGATATTATTGTATTATATATACCGACTCATTTTCTGCAAAGTATTTTGAAAAAATTGTAGATGAAATTCACATATATGACAATTACGAAAATTCAATACAATGGGATTGTTATAAGATAAAGGCGTGTGAAGAAAGAGATGATGACTTTGTTTTGATAGATGGGGATGTTATTCTACACGCCAAATTACCTCCTATGGAAGATGATGTTATGTTTGATACCTATGAGGTTGCAAATTGGAAAGATGAATATGAACCGGTTATAAATCAGTTCACAAAATTAGGTATAGATAAAGTTATTGATGTTTGGTGTGATAAAAGAAAACTTGTTTTTTCATGTGGAATATTATATTTTAAAAACGATTCAGATAGAAAATTTTATGTTGACCAATGGAAAAAATATAATAACTTCTTAAATGAAATCATGAAAACAAATGAGGTAGATGTCGATGTTGCAACAATGGTTGGCGGACAATATCTGGTAACCTTATGTGCCAATTATTTGAATTTAAATAGAAGTTATTTAACACCACATTTAGGTGCAATTGGTAACTCATATAAACATCATTGTGGAGCATTAAAATATAATAACCCAATAGTACCGAAAGATTACATAATAAGTGTTGAAAATAAAATTTTAATTTAATGAAGTTAGATTTAAGAAAACATTATATATGTAAAGTTCCTTTTGAATATATGGAGGTACACCATATGGGTGTATATAGTTGTTGTCCAGCTTGGTTACCCACTAAACTTAGCGATATAAAGGATGTTTCTACGGTATGGGAGAGTGATACGTTAAAAGAAGTGCAAAACTCAATATTAGATGGTTCATATTCTCATTGTGTTGAGGAATTATGTCCAGTATTATCCGAATTAGTTAATCAAGGTACTGTAGATAAAGGGTTTTTCATTACCAAAGACGAATTTTCAAAAAATGATTATAGTAATCCAAAGATTATAAACTACTCATTTGATAGGAGTTGTAATTTATCCTGCCCAAGTTGTAGAAAAGAATCAATAATGGCTAATTCGGAAGAAATAAGTGAAATAGACTCAACGATAAAAGAGATTGAGACAACTTACGGTGGTAAACTGAAAGGTCTTTATCTGTCAGGAACTGCGGACCCGTTTGCATCGAAATCATTTCGTAAATTATTAACACAATTCGATAGAACAAAGTATCCTAATGTAAATGATATACATTTACATACAAATGCCATACTATTGAATCAGGATATGTGGAATAAGATGAGTAAGATACATTCAATGATACGAATTATTGAAATCAGTATTGATGCTGCAACAAAAGAAACTTATGAGGTTGTTAGAAGAGGAGGTAATTGGGATACACTAATTGAAAACTTAAAATTCATTGCAACTTTACCAATAGGAGAGAAAAGAATATCAATGATTGTCCAAGACACTAATTTTATGGAAATGGAACTGTTCTACAATTTGATGTCAGAGATATTCAACAATAAGGCGAGAATATATTTTAAAAGAATCGATAACTGGGGGACATTTACCGAAGAGGAATTTAAAGAAAAAGAAGTGTTTAGAGAAGACCACCCAATGTTTAATTTATTTTTATTACAATTATTAAAGATAGATAAAAAATACAATTCTTTTCATAATATGCATGACATTGTTTTAAAACATTTAAAACAAGAGGTAAAACTAATATAATGGAGATAGTATTAAGTGAAAAATATTCGATATATGTAATTGATTACGAAGGTATTCACGATAAAGATGATTTTTTAAGGAGGTCATATGAAATTATAAAATTAAAAAAGACACATCCAACAGATAGAAATCATTTTTTCTACGTTCCATTTAGATGTTCAGAGATTGATGAATTAAATGAACAAATATTGAATTTTTGTGAAAACTTTAAAGAATTTGATGAATTTGCAGTTCAGAATTGGGTTTACTTAATGACAAATAAAACTAATAATGAGATTTATCATACACATATAAATTTAGTGGAAGGAGATGAGAGAATTAAGACAGATTGGACTTTTTGTTTTTATGTTCAAGTACCTAATGAATTAGAGGGTAATGACGGTAAAATTTCCTTTAGGACTGAGGATGGGGTAGAACACATGTTCTTACCAAAGGAAGGTGAAATTTATATCTTTCCGGCAGATTTAGAACACACACCAAAACTTATAAAGAAATCTAAAATAGATAGAGTTGTAATTGCCGGTAACATTAGTTTAGACCCATTATCAATTATAAAAAATAAAAAACTACTGTGATAACCGAATATAAAGATTTACTAACAAACGACGAGTTAAGTTACATACTCAAAAGGTGTGATTCATTTGTTAAAAATAATCAAACAATACCTGACGGTTTAAATTGGTTTTACAATAGTATGCATCTATATGATGACACTAATTTAAATGAATTTCGTAATAGAGTTTTGGATGTTGTTGGTGATGAATATAACATACAATACAACGGGATTTTCATAAATAAAATTGTACCTGAGACAAATAAAAATGATGGATATCATAGAGATGAAAGTGATTTAACTATTGTTACATATCTAAACGATAACTTTATAGGTGGTGAATTTGAATATATTATAAACAACGAATTAAAAATAATAAAACCTGAAACGAATTTATCTATTATGATGGATAAAAAAATATTACACAGAGTTTTACCGATAACCGAAGGTGTAAGATATAGTTTGGTAACTTGGTTTAGATTGATAAACAAAAATATTATATGAAACCAAATTTAAAAGATTACATATGTTTAAATCCATTTAGAATATTAGAAATGCATGAATATTTCCATGCATTATGTGTCCCCGAATGGTTGTTAAAGTATATACCGGTTGATACCAAAGTTGAAGATATTTGGAATTCAGATGTTGCTAAACAAATTAGAGAATCGGTAACCGATGGTTCATATAAATTCTGTGACACCGAACAATGTCCATACCTAAGTCATCTATTAAGATATAATGAAGTGGATGACAAAGGTCCAATTATACATAAATCAAAATTACCAAATAATTTCTTTTCGGAAAAAAGTCCAAGTAGAATTGATTTTGATTTTGATAGAACTTGTAACTATAAATGTCCATCTTGTAGAAAATCCGTTTACACTGCCGACAAAGAAAAAATTGAGGAGGTAAAAAACACCATAACGGAAATTGAAAACGTATTTGGTTCGGATGTTGAGGTGTTATATCTAAGTGCGAGTGGGGACCCATTTGCATCAGTATCCTATAGAAACTTTCTTAAAAACTTTGACCCATCAAAGTTTCCTAAATTAAAAAACATACATTTCCACACCAACGCATCAAATTGGTCTAAAGAAATGTGGGAATCAATGCCAAATGTCCATAACTATGTTGGTTCATGTGAAATTAGTATTGATGCAGCAACAAAAGAAACATATGAAACAAAAGTCAGATTAAATGGTAAATGGGATAGACTTATTGAGAATTTAAAGTTTATTAGTACAATCAAATCATTAAAATTAGTTAAACTATCCTTTGTAACCCAACAAAAGAACTATAAGGAAATGAAGATGTTTGTCGATATTATGAAAGGAATATTTGGTAAAAAACTCTTGGTCTTATTTGTTAAAATAAACAATTGGGGTACGTTTACTGAAGAAGAATTCTTAAAGGAAAAGATATGGGATGAGTCACATCCTGAACATTCACAATTTATAGATGAGGTTATGAAAATACATGGAGACCCACAAGTTTATCACAATTTCCATGAGTTCATTGTTGCAAATAAAAACCTTATTTAGTTGTTATTTTAAAGTATTTTTCCTATATTTTAGATAATGAAAATACTAGCTCACACTTCATTTATTGGAACAACAGGATATGCGAATCACGCTAGGTCCTTTTTTTGTGCGTTAAATAAATACCATACGGTTAAAGTTAGAAATCTAACAATAGGTAGTGGTTGGAAAGGGTATAAATTAAACGCACATGACGATGAACCGTATATTACGGATGAAATGAAATCTATGTTATATCAACAAACATTATATAACACAGATGATACGATGACGGATTTTCCCCTTTACGAATATGACGGAAATTATAAACCCGATGTTAATATTGTTTTGGTGGAAATGAATAATCATTATTTTAATGATGATTATGGAGGTTATAAAATTGCATATAATGTTTGGGAATCAACCAGATATCCAGATGATTTTTTTAATAGGTTACATTATTTCGATGAAGTATGGGTCCCAACACAATGGCAATTTGATTCATTGGTAGAACAAGGTTACCCAAAAGAAAAGATTTCAATAGTACCTGAAGGTGTTGATGTTGATACCTTTAAACCAATAGAAAAGTTTCCTAAAAAAGATAAATTTAGATTCTTACTATTTGGTAGATGGGATTACAGAAAATCAACTACCGAGATTATTAGAACTTTCGGTGAAACATTTAAAGACAACGATGACGTTGAGTTAATAGCATCCGTTGAAAATCCATATCCATCAGATGGTATGAATTCAACACAAGAAAGAATCATCGAACATAAGTTATTATATAAAAACATTAGGTATATTGATTTCCCAAGTAGAGAGGAATATGTAAAATATCTTCAAGAGGGTGATGTCTTTTTGTCTTGTGCCAGAAGTGAAGGTTGGAACTTACCTTTGATTGAGGCGATGGCTTGTGGAACCCCATCAATTTATTCAAACTACGGAGGACAATTGCAATTTGCACAAAATAAGGGCATTGCGGTTGAAATATCACACATGAGACAGGCGAATATTGGTGATGTGGATGTACCTGGTGAATATTGTGAGCCTGATTTTAATGATTTGTCTTTTAAGATGAGACAAGCGTATGAATATTATACCGCCACGTTAATTAAGTCGAGAGAAGAATCAAAGGACATACACAAAAATTTTAATTGGGACATAATAGCAAAAAACGCATCCAATCTTTTAGAATCAAAAATGAAGAAGTTTGCATTTGTTACCACAGGTAATATTGGTTACATGCCCGTGATTGAAAAATTAGTACAATCATTGTTAGAATTTTCAGAACAAAAGATTATAGTTTATGGTGTGGATTGTGATGTGCCTTTTGATTATCCTAATGTAATCAAACGAAGAATTGACCCACCAAAAATATCGGAACACGATAAGTGGTATTGGAAACAATATACTTGTTTGGAATCACTAAATGAAGGATTTGAATATCTGATATGGATTGATGGTGATGTTGTGGTAAATTACAATATTGATACTGTAAAAAAATATTTTAACCGAGTTGGTAGATACCCACTATCCGATATACATGTACAAGAAGAGTTCTTTGGGATGTATGATAATGGAAACAAATCACAATTGTTTAATGAAGAACTTGCTAAAAAATGGGGAACAGAAAAAGTACAACCTTACATGCATATTTGTTTCTTCATTTATAATCACGGTTCAAAATCACACTTCCTACAAATATTAACAGAATACCGAACGTTAATAAAAGAAAATCCTGAAGATTATAGTAAGTATTTTTTATGGAATGATGAAGGTATAGATAATGCGTTGAGATGGTATAATGGATATACTAACCATTTACCGTTATCAAACTTTGATACATCATCATATGATGGAGATGAAGGATATATTGATAAAACATTACACCAATTTTATAAATTTTGGAATGAGGAAGGACCACAAAATTTTAACAGAATCTTTGGTTATCAAATTATACCAAAAGACAAATCAAATATTATATATTTCCACGGAAATAAAAATGCCGAAATATCTGATAAGATGATTGAGTTCATTAAGATGAAGAAAGATAATTCATTCTATAAATCAAAATGTTTTTACACCGATGTTTATAAATTAGAAAATTACGAATCTCTTTATGAGTATGAAGGAAGTACAATGGAGGTTGCACAAAAATTTGGTTGGGCACCTGCAATTTTTCATGAGATATACAATTTAAGAGATTACTATAAAAATAGAGAACGAACAATTAACGAAGGTGATGTTGTTGTTGATTTAGGGGGAAATATTGGTGTGTTTAATAGATGGGCTTATAGTCAGGGTGCAAGTAAAGTAATTTCATTTGAACCCGACAAGAGATATTTTAAATTACTTTCATTAAATGCAGACCCAAGGTCAATATTATTTAACGCCGCTGGTAGTAATTCTATGGGTGAAATGAGTTTATATGAAAGTACCCATTTAGGTGGTTCTAATTTATTCGGAACTCAAAAAGACGCTAAAGAATATAAAGTTAGAACTTATACTTTAGATTATCTTTTTGATACCGGTTTGATAGATAAAATAGATTTCTTAAAAGTGGACATTGAAGGTGCGGAACATCACGCATTTGGTGGGATAAGTGATAGTAATTTAATGAAAGTAAAAACAATTTCAATGGAATATCATCACAGTCACTTTAATTATGATGAAAAATTAAGACAAGATTTAATCGATAGAATGAATAGACTTGGTTTTAACTCATATCTAATGTATATGGGGAATAACGATAATTTACAAATGATATATTTTACAAGATGAGTACCTTAGATAGTATTGCAAAATCACATGGAACGGATAAGAGTTCCGATATTCACAATTATTGTGTTAAGTACCAAAAGTACTTACCATTTAATAGATATGATAATCTAAACATTATGGAAATCGGTGTGTTAGATGGTAAATCATTATTAACATGGAAAGATTACTTTTACCGTTCTCAAATTTTAGGTATTGATATCAACCCAGAATGTAAAAAATTTGAGGAATCTGGTGTAATGGTTGAAATAGGTTCGCAATACGATGGTAACTTCTTATCAAGAATATGGCAACAATATGGCCCATTTGATATGATATTAGATGATGGGTCACATATGAATGAACATGTTATATTTTCATTTGAACATTTATTTGATTCCGTTAAATCTGGTGGTGTCTACATTATTGAAGATGTTTGTACATCTTATTGGTATCAATACAATGGAGGTTATTTAAAACAGGATTCAATGATGGAATATTTTAAATCATTAACAGATGACGTTAATTTTAGAGGTTTAGAAAATCACGATAACCCAAATGGTGTTTGGCATAGAAGAGAAAGTAATTTAGATGACTTATCTAAAAGAAGTCAACCACAATGTAGAACTGATATAGAATCAATTAACTTCCTTAATGGAATTATTATTATAACAAAGAGATAATGGCACATATTGAACAAAGAGAATTTTGTGAACGAGTAAAAAAAATGTACCCAAACTTTTTTAAAAACAAAAAGGTATTGGATATTGGTTCGTTAGACATAAACGGTAGTAATAGAAGTTTATTTGAAAACTGTGATTATGTTGGTATCGATGTTGGTGAAGGTAAAAATGTAGATATTGTGAGTGTCGGACATCTTTATAAGGGTCCCGATAATGAGTATGATACAATCATATCAACAGAAGTATTTGAACACGATATGTTCTATCCACAGACAATACAAAATGTGATGAGAATGTTAAAACCTGGTGGTTTATTCTTGTTTACATGTGCTTCTCCTGGTAGACCAGAACATGGTACAAGAAGACAAGGTGAACATTGTGCACCATTACTATTACAAGTGTCAGAAGAATGGGCAGATTACTATAAAAATTTAACTGAATTGGATATTAGACAAATTGATGGGTTTAATGATACATTTACAAACACATACTTTGAAATAAAAGATGAGGATATTGAAATACCATCAGATTTATATTTTTATGGATTTAAGAAAGAAGAGTCTAAGGTAAAATATGACCAATTTAATGAGGATTTATTCGTAATTGATTGTTGGTTAGATACAAAAGAAAAAGAAGACACTCTTAAAGAGTTAATTTCAAAATTAAAAGTATATGGAGTGCCGATTTTATTGTGTGGACACTATAAAGTTAACGAGGAAATACAAAGTTTAGTGGATTATTTCATTTATGATGGAAATAACGATTTATTACTGGAAAAAGATTTTCACAAATATGGTATTGAAAGTGATAGATGGTCTGATTTGACGGAATATAAAATAATCAATAAAGTTAGTTTCCATCACGATTATGCAATATGGTTAACAATGAAAAATGCGTTTAATTTTGCAAATCAAATTGGAAAAAAATATGTACACTTTCTTGAATATGATAATTTACCTGATGAGATACAATATAGACAATCTTTTTTGGAGTACATTAGACATCACGATGCCGTTGTTCAGGAATACGACGAGGGTTCAACGAGATTAGATAATCCATACTCTGCAGCATATATATTTTCAATAAGAACTGAAATTGGTCAGTCCATGGTCAATTTGATAAACAGTAAGGAAGAGTTTTTCAATAATAAACCGAATTTTTGGCAGTTAGAGAAACAATTATACCAATCCATAAAGAAAATAACAAATAATATTTTTGTTAGCAAATATATTCCTAATGAAAATGAGTTAAATTTATTTGCAGCTTGGAATAGGAATGGTATATTAAAGAATGGAGCCAAATTCCAAACATATTTTGGCGTTGACGAGGATAAAAATCTTTACATACATTTTATATCTGGGTTTGATAATGAACCAGCAAATGGTGATTACTTAGTTGAGATAAATTATAGAGATTATAAAAAATTCTATACAATTAAAAAAGGACAATACCATATTGAAAATATTGGAATGTATAAACAAAATGAGGTTGTTAAAGTTTTCTATTGTGGGGTTGAAGTCGTTAATGAAAAATTAACAAGTACGGTTGATGAATATAGAAGACGTAATAAAGTTGAAAAAAAGAATATTTTTAGAGACCAAAGAAACACAAAAGTAAATTTAAATTTTATTGATGGACCGTTCATTGAAATATTAAATGATAATAACTCAAATTATCATGTAGAATTCATCAATCAAAAAAATAATAAGGTTGAGTACCAATTAAATCTTAAAAGTAACCATTGGGCAAAATGCTCAATAAAATATTATGTTAATTGGTTAATTAAAGTTAGGGGTATCGATAATGATTATTATTTGGAATATAAATTTAATCCTAAAAAACAAAGAATTTTAATTGCATATGAAACCAAATCTTTGGGTGATAATTTGGCAAATATACCTTATGTTGAGGAATTTAGAAAACAAAACGATTGTGAAGTAATATGTTCAACTTTCTTTAACGATTTATTTAAAGAGCAATACCCAAATATACAATTTGTTGAACCGGGTACTACTGTTAATAATTTATATGCACTATATAGATTGGGTATGTTCTATACCGAAAATAGAGAATCTGTTTGTTATTTTTCACACCCAACAGACCCTAAATCCGAACCATTAACAAAAATTGCATCTGATATTCTTGGTTTAACGTATAAAGAAATTAGACCCAAATTAAAAAAGTTAGGTAAGGATGTTAAAAAAAGAGTGTGTATCGCAATCCACTCAACTGCACAATGCAAATATTGGAACAATCCAAATGGGTGGCAGGAAATTACCGATTACTTAAATGAAAAAGGTTATGAGGTAAGATTACTTTCAAGAGAGGAAGACGGTTATATGGGGAATAGTAACCCAAAAGGGGTGATTCAACAACCAAGTGGTAGTTTAGGTGATGTGATAAAAGTTTTACAAGAATCTGAACTATTCATAGGGATTAGTAGTGGATTAAGTTGGTTGTCTTGGGCTAGCGGAACCCCAACAATTTTGATATCAGGATTTACCGACGTTTATACTGAACCATTGGAAGGAGTTAGTAGAATTATTAACAAAGATGTATGTAATAGTTGTTGGAATAAGTATGATTTTGATATGGGTGATTGGAATTGGTGTCCCGTACATAAAAACACAGATAAACAATTTGAATGCTCCAAAAATATCACATCTCAAGACGTTATTAGAGAGATTGACAAGTTATTGTTCTAATTTAGGTTTTAGATACGAATAACCAAGTATTTATCTAAGTATAATATTATATTTAGATGAAAATATTTGATGCCAGTATAACGGGTTCGATGGAAGTGGCCGGAAGTGGTCACATTGCGGGAAACCTAACAGTAGACGGAGTAATAAACGCTTCAATAAGTGGTACCACATCCAACGCAGTTTCCGCGTCACACGCTGCGAGTTACACTTTGACATCTTCATTTTATGAATTTACGTCATCGTATCGTACTGGTTCATTCACCGGTAGTTTTGAAGGTGATGGTAATGGTTTATATAATATACCTGCAAGTGGTGTAACAGGTTTACAATTAAATAAAATTTCAGATGGAAATACCAACGCTCAAGTTTATGATGGTGTTGGTTTAAGAATAAATGATGATACCTTTGTCACCGGTTCAGTATATGTTACAGGTGATGTTGTAATTAACGGTACGTCATATAACGCCGCAACCTCAGGTACATCTGGCAGTTCAGGGTCAAGTGGTACATCAGGTACAAGTGGTAGTTCAGGTTCTTCAGGTAGTAGTGGAACTAGCGGTTCTTCTGGTAGTTCAGGTTCTTCAGGTAGTAGTGGAACTAGCGGTACGAGTGGTTCATCAGGAAGTAGTGGTACATCAGGAACATCAGGTTCAAGTGGTACATCAGGAACATCAGGTTCTTCTGGTTCCGATGGAAGTTCAGGTACTAGTGGAACATCGGGCACAAGTGGAACATCAGGTACAAGTGGAAGTAGTGGAACATCAGGTACAAGTGGAACATCAGGCACAAGTGGAAGTAGTGGAACATCAGGTTCTTCTGGTTCCGATGGAAGTTCAGGTACTAGCGGTACATCTGGCAGTTCTGGTTCATCAGGAAGTAGTGGCACGAGTGGTTCATCAGGAAGTAGCGGTACGGGTGGAACGTCAGGTAGTTCAGGTTCTTCAGGAACAAGTGGTACATCAGGTTCTAGCGGTTCATCGGGAAGTAGTGGTACCAGTGGTACATCGGGTAGTTCGGGTTCTTCAGGAACTGTGACAATGACAGGAACGCAAGACAATGGATTATTAACATTAGACGGTTCATCTCCTAATGTTACAGTTGAATCGAACTTAACGTTTGATGGTAACAATTTAAAATTAGTAGGTAATCAATATATTACGGGTTCATTATGGGTAACTCAAGATTTCAATGTATTGGGTTCCGCGTCAATAGTTTATGTGACATCATCACAATTGAATGTCCAAACATCATTTATAAGTGTAAACGTAAATGAACCATCCGAAAGATTCGGAGGATTAAAAGTATACGATAGTGGTAGTTCAAATGCAACGGCATCATTGGCATGGGATAGTTTAAATAACAGATGGGTTTATCAAAACGCAAGTGGTTCATCATATAGTGGTGCAATGTTAATAATGGGACCGAGAAATACAGGTTCTTTAGGTGAGGAATTGACATTAACAAGTGGTAAAATTCCTAAATCAATCGGTGGTGACCATATTGGTGATTCGATTATTTCAGAAAGTACGGGGGCAATTGGTGTATCGGGTAGTTTATCCGTTACAGGTTCATTATATATTAACGGTTCATCATATACTGCAGCAACTTCAGGAACTAGTGGAACGAGCGGTTCGTCAGGAACATCAGGTTCGTCTGGTAGTTCAGGTACTAGTGGAACATCAGGTTCGTCTGGTAGTTCAGGTACTAGTGGAACATCAGGTACAAGTGGAAGTAGTGGTTCTTCAGGAACAAGTGGTTCTTCAGGAACATCAGGTTCGTCTGGTAGTTCAGGTACTAGTGGAACATCAGGTACAAGTGGAAGTAGTGGTTCTTCAGGAACAAGTGGCTCATCAGGTTCTTCAGGAAGTTCAGGCACAAGTGGAAGTAGTGGTTCTTCAGGAACAAGTGGAACATCTGGGTCAAGTGGTACATCAGGAACATCTGGAAGTTCAGGTTCATCAGGTTCTTCAGGAAGTTCAGGTACATCAGGAAGTAGTGGTAGTTCTGGTACTTCAGGTAGTAGTGGTAGTTCAGGGTCATCGGGAACATCTGGTTCTAATGGAAGTTCGGGAACAAGTGGTTCGTCGGGCTCTTCAGGTTCATCAGGTTCTAGCGGTTCGTCGGGCTCTTCAGGAAGTAGTGGTGCTGCAACAATCAATAGTAATACTGATAACTATGTTATAACAGCAACTGGAACTGCGGGTTTAATTCAAGGAGAACAATATCTACAATATAACGGTACTAAACTCACAGTATCAAATGCAAATGTATTTGGTATGATTCAAGGTGGTTCCGATAATTATCACGGTATTGTAATGAGAGGTGATTTTACCGATTCTACAGTTACAACTGTAACGCCTACGGATGTAATGAATTTTATTGAGTATGGTGGTGTTTGGAAATTTAGACAAGTTAATGGAAGTGCAAACACATTAAGGGCTTATATTGATACAACAAACGGTGGTGGTCGTTTATTAGATAGTGTTGCATATTCTTATGCCGCTAATATGAATCAAAATGTTAGAACATCAGATTCGCCATCATTTAATTATATAAAATTAACCGCGGCAAATTCAGGTGGTGGTTCAGCGGGAACTGTTGGATTAAAGTTTTCAGGTTTGAGTGATTATGATAGTTTGGAACTAGGGGTTACGGGTAACTATGACGGTATGATTAGGACATATGGAAATGATTTAAAAATATACGCAGGTCATTGGAGAAGTACTTCTACAGCATCTGAAGACCATAGTATATATTTCCACACCTCAAAAAATGGAAGTACAAACTGGAGCACTGCAAAATTAAGACTTGACCATGATGGTCATTTAACACCAGGGTTCAACGCAACACAAAATTTAGGTTCATCATCATTAAGGTGGAACATTGTTTATTCGTCTGACTTAAGTTTAAAAAATGAATATGGCGATTACACTTTAGTTGAAGGAGAAAAAGATTTATATTTATACAACAATAAATTAAATAAAGTGTTTAAATTTTTATTGGAAGAGGTTGACCCATCAACAGCTCCACCTAAGAAACAAGAATAATATATGCCATTCGATTTAAGTGGAAACGTTATTAGTAGTACGGACATTACAAGTGCTGGTATTTTTTTAAAAAAAACCATTACAGATGGTTTAATGTTTGAAGTAGATGC